ATAATTCTTGAGGATGATTGCACACTAAACCGTGACTTTGATTCTGAAATAGAATTACCAGAGAATGCTGATGCTTTATATCTCGGCATTTCTCATTGGGGAAGGTATTTAAATCATTCTGGACCTTATGTGCATTATACCAATGTTAGTGACAATATTGTTAGAGTACACAATATGCTTGCAACTCATGCTATAATGTATCTTAGTCAAGAGTATGTTGACATTTGCAAAAGAATATCATATCATTATGGATATGAAGTAGAAAATCATTTGGACATTGGATTTGCCGAAGTTCATAAACTTTATAATGTTTATAGTTTTGATGAACCACTATTTTGTCAATATGATTGGAGTGCCGTTACTACAGGAAAATTAAGTTCTGTTAGTATTGATAAAACCGAATCTGATAAATTATTCAAAGAAGTTTTATCTGATGATGAAAATTATTATAAATTAAATCAGGAATTTAAATCGCCAATTAGACCTCTTCTCATGAGAAGGGATGTGAGTGGTATTCCTGGATATTATGTTCCCACGAAATTAATGTAAAATGAAAAGTTTAGTTACTGGCGGCGCAGGATTTATTGGATCTAATCTTGTGGATCGTCTTTTGGAATTGGGTCATGAAGTTATTGTAATTGATAATGAGTATTCTGACGCTCATGATCATTTTTATTGGAATGATAAAGCACAAAACTATAAGTACGACATCCGAGATTATAAAAATACTCGTCCACTTTATGATGGGGTGGACTACGTGTTCCATTTTGCTGCTGAAGCTAGAATTCAACCAGCAATTGAAAATCCGATTGAAGCAGTAAGTATTAACTCGGTTGGTACTTGCACAGTTCTTCAATGTGCAAGGGAAGCGAATGTTAAAAGAGTAATGTATTCTTCAACTTCTTCTGCATATGGAAATAATACTCCCCCAAACGTGGAAACACAACCAGATGATTGTCTCAATCCATATTCAGTTTCTAAGGTAAATGGAGAAAAACTCTGTAAAATGTATACTGAGTTGTTTAATCTTCCAACAATTATCTTTAGATATTTTAATGTTTATGGTGAGCGTCAACCTCTCAAGGGCCAATATGCACCAGTAATTGGTATTTTCCTTCGTCAAAGATCTGCAGGAGAAGCACTGACAATTGTTGGTAACGGTAGTCAACGTAGGGATTTTACTTATGTTGGTGATGTGTGTCAGGCAAATATTCTTGCTGCCGTAACAGAAGTTGATTTTGAAGCATTTGGGCAAGTTTATAATGTTGGTACAGCAAATAATTATTCTGTAAATCAAATTGCCCGAATGATTTCCAATAATACTGTAAATATTGCTCCTCGTCTTGGTGAAACTCATCTCAGTCTTGCTAATAATCAAAAACTTCGTAAGACATTTGGTTGGGAACCTACAATGAATCTTGTGGATTGGATTGGAAAGCAATCATGAAAGTTAAAATTTTTACTTTTGCTTTTAATCGTCCAGATATTTTACAACACCAGATCAATTCTTTCAAAAAATATATTGAAGATGATTTTGAGTTTCATGTAGTTTATGATACTCGTGATGATGAACATTTGGAATCATTCGCAAAGATTTGTGAAGAAAATAATATACCTCTTCACCATCATATTTCACAACCAGGAAATACTCCGAGTTTTTATAATTCGGATGCAATTCAGTGGACTTATGATAATTTCATAAAACCTGATGATGAAGATTTTATTGCGATGATTCTTGATCATGATATTTTCTTGATTGATAATTTGAATGTTTCTAAATTTATGGAGGGATATGATCTTTCCGGATTACTTCAAACCAGGGGAAGTGTTGAATATGTTTGGGCGGGTTTAATTTTCTTTAAAAAATCTTCTCTTGAAAATATTGATTTCAATTTTTATCCACAAACAGTTAATGGTCAATTACTTGATTCTTGTGGGGGAACATATGAACTACTTCGCAATAGAAACATCAAATTTAAATCTACTGACGTTGTATATCCAGATGATTATCAGGGAATAAATCTCAGAGATCCATCTAATTCTAATGGCGGTTATGAGATGGAACTTCATGCAGATCAAAAGTTTTTACATTTTAGAAATGCCTGCAATTGGCATAATGGTATGAAAGTAGTAGATAATCATAAAACTTCTATTTTACATTCAATTCTTAAGGATTTTGAAATTATATGAAAATCGGTTTTAATTGTAGTTCATTTGATTTATTTCATGCTGGGCATGTTACGATGCTTAAGATGGAAAAGGAAATGTGTGATTATTTGAAAGTAGCCCTTCAAGTTGATCCAACAATAGATCGCCCTGGAATCAAAAATAAACCAGTGCAATCTGCTTACGAACGATATGTTCAACTTCAAGGATGTAAATATATCGATGAAATTCTTGTGTATGAAACAGAAGAAGATCTTCTTAATTTAATTCAATCTCAAACAATTCATATAAGATTTTTAAGTGAAGAATATAAAGACAGAGATTTTACTGGAAAACAATATTGTATTGATAATGGAATAGAGTTATTTTTTCATTTAAGAAGACATAAATATTCTTCAACTGAGATTAGAAATAGAGTTCATCATCTTGAAGAGCAAAAAAGATTGAAAAAATCGGAAGAAAATATAATAGAACAATATTCTCCAGAAATTTTAGAAAAATATTCAATTAAAAATGACCAATCATGACAATTTTAGTTACTGGCGGAGCCGGATTTATTGGTAGTAATCTTCTTCATCATTTAATTAAAACTGTAGATGAAGAAATCATATGTATTGATAAACTGACTTATGCTGCAAATAGGAATAATGTTCCTGATGGAATGAAGTTTTATGCCACTGATATTGCTGATGAGCATAATTGTGAATATATTTTTAAAAAGCATAAACCAAAAACAATCTTCCATCTTGCTGCCGAAAGTCATGTAGATAATTCAATCAAAGATTGCTCTCAATTCCTTCATACAAATATTAATGGAACAGTAAATCTTCTGAACCTATCTGTTAAATATGAAGTTGAAAGATTTATGCATATTTCAACTGATGAAGTTTATGGTTCTATAGAAGATGGATATTTTACGGAAACTTCAAATTATGCTCCAAGAAATCCTTATTCAGCATCTAAAGCAGCAAGTGACCATTTTGTGATGGCATATCACACTACTTACGGTCTACCAACAATTATCACAAACTGCTCCAATAACTATGGACCTAGACAGGATGCTGAAAAGATGATTGTGAAGACAATTACGAATTTGATGCAAGGTAAGAAGGTTCCTGTCTACGGCGATGGAAAACAAGTTCGTGATTGGTTATATGTGCAAGATCATTGTGAAGCACTTGTAGAAGTTTGGAGTCGTGGTAGAATAGGTAGAAAGTACAATATTGGTGGGGAATGTGAAATCAAGAATATTGATTTAGTTAGAATGATTCTTGACCGTATGGATATGAAGGAAAATATGATAGAATATGTTCAAGATAGACCTGGGCATGATCGTCGTTATTCAACCGATATTACCAAGATTCGTCATGAATTAAAATGGTCTCCAAGATTTTCTATAGAAAAAGGACTCGATACGACAATAGAATGGTATGGAAATAGTAAATACTAACCTCAAAGACGCTTACTTTATTGTAAATAATAAGTTTGAGGATGAACGTGGATTCTTCATGGAATCATTTAATTTGAAGAAGTTTAAAAAAAATATTAAAATACGTAATTTTGTTCAAGATAATCATTCAAGGTCTTCTAGAAATGTTCTGAGAGGTCTTCATTATCAGATTAAACGTCCTCAAGGTAAACTTGTAAGATGTATTTCTGGTACAATTTATGATGTAATTGTTGATTTGAGAGAATCCTCTCCATCATTTGGAAAATGGTTTAGTATTGTATTAGATAATAGTCAGAATCAACTTTGGGTTCCACCTGGATTTGCTCATGGATTTTATGCTGCCACTGATTTTGTAGAAGTAGAATATAAAGTGACCGATTACTACTATCCAAAATATGATAGAACTTTGATTTGGAATGATCCAACTATTAATATTGAATGGCCAAGTTCAAATCCTATTCTTTCTGAAAAAGATATGAAAGGAAAAACTTTTGAGGAATGTGAGAAGTATGATTGAAAAAATTTCAGTCTATGGGGGAACAGGATTTATTGGAAGTTCTTTTTGTAATCTTTTTTCTGATCAAATTTTAAAGATTCCTAGAGAAGATAGAGAACCGCAATCCAAAGATATTCTTTATTTTATTAGTACAACTACAAATTATAATGTCTTTGAAGATCTTCATGTAGATATCAATACTAATTTGAATCTTCTTATGGAAGTACTTGAGCATTGTAAAGGTGAAGATATTATATTTAATTTTGTCAGTTCTGGATTTGTTTATGGGTTAGATGTCATAGATGCAAAGGAAACTGATCTTCCAGATCCTAGAGGATTTTATTCAATTACAAAACGGACGGCAGAACAATTGTTGATTTCATTCTGCGAAACTTTTGGATGTAAGTATCGCATCTTTCGTCTTGCGAATGTGTATGGAACTGATAAAACAGTTTCACCCAAAAAGAATGTTCTTGGATTTTTGATAAACAAGTTGAAAAATAATGAAGATATTCAACTTTATGAAGGTGGACTGGTTCTTCGTGATTATATGCATGTTGATGATGTTTCTAGGGCGATTAAATGTATTATTGATAGTGGGTCTGAAAATCAAATATACAATATTGCCACTGGACAACCACAATATTTTTGTGATATAATTCAACTGGCAGTGGATAAATTACCTGATTCTAAAAGTAAAATTCTATCCATAGAAACTCCAGAATTTTATGCAAAGACTCAAGCAAAAAATTTCTCTTTAAATATTCAAAAATTAAAAGAATTTAATTTTGAACCAAATATTTCTCTTAGCGTTGGAATTGAACAATTGTGTCTTAATTGACCATACTATATAAATTAAATGAATTAAATTTATGAATAATAAAGAGTGGTTTAAGAATCAACTGAAATTAATAGAAATAGAAGTATTTTCTTTTTGCAATAGGAAATGTTGGTATTGTCCTAATTCTTATATTGATAGGCATAGCACTAATAATCTTATGCCTGAAGAAAAATATTTGAATATATTAAATCAATTAAAAGAAATTGATTATCGGGAAGAAATTACATATAGTAGGTATAACGAACCTTTGTCTCATAGGGACATTATTGTAAAGAGAATCAATCAAGCTAGATCAATTTTACCAAATTGCAAACTTAGAACAAATACAAATGGTGATTATATTACTCTTGATTATATTCATGAATTGAGAGATAATGGACTTAATGAATTATTCATTCAACAATATTTGGGAAATGATGAATTATATGATCATTCTAAAATGAAAGATAGGATGAATAATAAAATTAGTGGTTTAGGTGTAGAATATTCTGTCATAAGTGATATTCAAGATCATCGTATTGAATATGATTTGCATATTCCTGGAATAGTTGTACATTTAAGAGCAAGAAACTTTAGTATTGAAGGAACTGGAAGAA